ACATATTCAGGCCGGTGATGTCGTCGATCAGGCTGACCAGCGGGTCCAAGATTCCTGACAGGATTCCCCCGCCGGCCGGCGGCGGCATCGCCGGTCCGGCGGTGTTGGCCGAGAACAGCTTGTATAGGGCGGGTTTGGTGAAGTAGGGCCGGGCGGCGATCCAGTTGATGTTCCACTGCGACGCGTTGTTGCCGTAGGCGGTGGGGTCCAGTTTCTGCGGCGATTTGACGGTTTCGTTGGGCCGCACCGGTATCCACCGCCACCCGGAATATCGGGTGTACACACCCAGCCAGCCGTCGTTGGCTTCGTCCTGGCCGGCCCACCAATGGTCCTCGGCGAGGCGGTACTGATATTCGGTCATGGGTGGGGCCTGCGATCCGATGATGATGCCGACGTCGAACATCCGCTCGGGGATGTTTTGGCGCTCGATCGACGCGCCGAACATGTAGGGGGAGTTGACCAGCACCTGTTTGAACGGCCACTGCTGATCGCCCTCCACCTGGGTGGCCAGCCGCACTCCTTCGCGGCCCTTCGACGGCCCGGCGAGGTTGAAGATGTAATCCTGCGCGGGTGTCAGATAGACGACGTGGGTCATCATGCCGCGCACTGCGGGCGGCAGTTGCAGGAAGTCGACGGGGTTGATCAGGGCGGGGAAGTAGGCGGCGGTGTGGGTGCCGGGGAAGGTGATCTCGGGTCCGGTGACGATGCTGGGGGTGACCCCGATGCTGGGGGAGATTCTCATGTCATCCGCCTAACGTCATTCCGCCGACCGAGCCGCCGGACATGGCGGGGGCGCGGGTGCCGGCGTTGACGGCCTGCTGGGCCTGGGCGTTGAACACGTGGCCGGGGGTGACGCCGTTGTTGTTGATGTTGACCTGGGTGCCGATGTTGCCGCCGACGTCGGTGCGGCGCACCGCGGCCGTCGCGAGCTGGGGCGCGCCGGCGGGGCCTTCGCTTCGCACCATCGCGGGGGTGACCGACGCCGCCGATGGTGGGGCGTGGGCGCTGTCGCGGCCGTAGGTGTAGGAGGGGCCGCCGTATCCGAATGTGGCGGGGGACACGATGTTACGGGCGAACGGGGCGCCCTGGCCGCCGGTGTAGCCGTCGGCGGTGGGCAGGCCGATCGCTTTGGCGACGTGGTCGGGCAGCGGCGCGGCAGGTGCCGGGGCGCTCGGCGCGGCCGGGGTCGGCGCGCCCGGTGTGGTGGCCCGCGCGGCGGCCATCTGTTGGGGGGTGGGTGGTTTGACGCCGGGCAGGTTCAGTTCACCGCGCGCCCAGGCTTGCATCATCGCGGAGCGGGCCGGGTGCATCAGCCAGTCCCCCATGTTGCTGAGGTTCAGTCCACCCCCGCCACCGCCGCCCCCGGCTGGGGTGCCGCCGTCGCCGTACCCGAACGTGGCGGGGGACACGATGTTGCCGCCGAACGGGGCGGCCTGGCCGCCGCCCTGCAACGGCGCCAGCGGGTTGGTCGGGTTGAGGTTGGGTCCCTGCACCGGCTGGTTGTTCTCATCGAGCCAGTTGTTTGTGGCGGTGTCCCAGTGCGGCGGCGGGCGCGGCGGCGCTGGTGGACCCGGCGGTTGTTGCGGATTCCACGGCGGCTGCGGCGCCGCGCCGGGTGGCGGGAAGAATCCCTGCCCAGGCCCGCCGCCGACCGGCTGCCCGCCCGGCGGCGGCGGTGGTGGTGGCGGTGGTGGGGGTGCCGGTACAACGATCTTCGCGCCGCTGTCCTGGTTGTAAATCTCGCCAGGTACTTCCTTGGCGTCCTTACCCTTCCCTTTCATCAGTTGCTGGTTGCCGCCGCCCATCGGCTTCCACCATTCATCCGGCCCGTGCGGTGGAAGCTTGTTCACCGTTGGCGCCTGCGCCGGCTGGCCTGTGCCCTGTGTCGGCGGGACCGGTTTCGGTCCCTTGCCCGGCGGGTAGTAGCGCTTCGTTTCGCTGCTGTAGCTCCAGCCCTGCTCGACGGTGCCGTGCGCTTTGAGGTAGCCACCGTCCTCGGGGTCGGGGATGTCCTTGGTGCCGTCCGGCAGGGTGTACACGCCCTGCGCGTCGGGGGTTTCCGTGGCGCCGGGCTGACCTGGCTGCGTGGGCGCGGCGGGGAACTGTCCCTGATCCGCCGGACCCGGCAACGGCCCGGTGCCCTGCGGCACCGGCAAGCCGCCGACGGCGGGGATGCCCTGAGCGGCGGGCAGCCCCTCCCCGATCGCGTTGGCGATGTTCAACGCGTAGGACGCCCCGCCGGCGAACAGCTTCCAGATCCCCCACTGCCACGGCGGTTTCCCGAACACGTCACCGAAACCGAGCTCTTGGGCCATGCCCTTGATCAGCCCGGCGCCCATCGCGGCGGCATTCGAGTCGGGGCTGGTCGCCGCCTCCGCCGCCTTGCCTTCCCACGGCGGCGCGTTGAACATCTCCTGCTCCTCCGCGTCGGTGGTGTCACTCAACGAGGTCTGGGCGTGGCTGAGCGCTTTGCTGGTTTGGACTTGGTTGGCGAGGGCCTCACGCAGCTCCTTCTCCGCTTTGGACAGCCGGGAGTTCGTGTCGGCTCGCTCCCGCGCCGCCCAAGCCTCATACTCAGCCGACCCGACCTGCGCGTGGGTGATTTTGGTGCCCTCATCGATGGCGGCCTGCAACTCGGTTCTCGCGTTTGACACCCGGATGGTCGCGCCCTGGTCGTTCTGTTGGGCGGTAGCAAGATCGGTGGTGGAGGTGGCGAGACGTTCCTGCGCGCGCTTGGCCTTTTCCAGCCAGTCGCTGAGCTTTTTCAACTCGGGGATAGTCTGGCCGGTGATCTGCGATATCTGTTCAGGACCCGCCCCGGCGGGCACACCGGGCATGTGCCACGGCTGCTCGAACCAGCCGTACGGTGTCTCGATCGCGGTCGCCGACGGTCTCGGTGCACCGGCCGGCGCGATCGGCTGCGCCCAGCTCGGCGGCGGCTCCAGCAGCGGCTGGCCGGGTCCAACCGGTGCGGGCACCGTCGGCACGTTCGGGTCACCGTGACGGCCCCGCCCGGTCACCAAAATGATCTTGGTAGTGCCGGTGGTGGGGTCGGTGTCCGAAGGTTGGTCGATGGTGTCGTCGGGGCCGTCACCGCCCAGCATGCCCGACGGTGACGGCACGATCGGACCATTGGCGCCTATCGCCGCGCCGCCCAGCTGCAGGCCCAGCGCCCGCGACAGCCACGGCGGCAGGATCGCCTTGAGAGCGGCCCGCGCCTGCGCGGAGCCGATTCTGTGCGTCCCGCCGCGGCCGGAGGTGGCCGCGTAGGTGGACCCGGAAAGCCCGCTCGCCCACGACGCTTGAGCGCCGGCGCCTGTCGACACCATCGCCGACGCGAAGCTTTTCAACCGGGCGGTTTCCTCCGGTGTGTAGCTCAGCCCGGACATGTCGGCCTTGCCGACCGGCCACCAGTCCAGGCCGTGATTCTTGCCGCCATGCTCCTGATGCCCCGGATAGGTCGACGCGTACAGCCCGTAGCGGCGGCCCAGCTGCGCGATCCACGGGAAGCCGGCCGACGCGAACTCGGGGTGCTCGTGCCCGCCGCCGGGCAGGTTGGTGCCGATCGGCATCCCGTACGGCTCCCCGTTCGGGCCGGTTTCGAAGCTGGTGTGAACGTGGCCGTGGTGCCCGCTCCAGTCTTCGTTGTAATACCCCGGCTGGCTGGTGCCCGGCCCGACCTTCCCGTACGGCGCGGCCTCCCCGAAATACTCCTGGGTTCCCGGCGGGTTGTAGATGACCTGCAGAACGCCGGTCCCGCCGCCGTACGCGCGGCGCAGCAGCTGCCCCTGATTCATCGCGTGCAACAGGCCGGCCGGGGCGGTACCGGGCGGGATGACCCGCTCACCGGGTTCGGTGATGATCGGGATCATCCCGCCCGCGGCCATACCGAGCATCTGATCGAGGATGTCGCGGTACTGCATGGAACGATGCCGATTCATGATGAACGTGCCCGACGGGACGTTCATCGGGACGGTGTCGCGGCCCGGCAAGTGGTAGCCCTTGATGTGCCCGCCGCCCGCGAAGCCCTCGGAGTCGCTGCCCAGGATCTGGTCCCAGAAACTCTTGTGATCGGCGCCGCCGCCGCCTTGAGGCATCGTGAAACCCAGCTCACCCAACATGCCCTGCAGGAACCCCGCCAAAAGGCTCTTCCCGCCGCCGTCCCCGCCCAGTTGCAGACCGATCCGGCCACCCAGCGCGGAGTACCCGACCTGCACGCCGCTCGCCTCACCAATGTCAGCCAAACCGGCCGGGTGTCGACGGATAGTGCGGATCGACGCGCGGATGTTCTGCACCGGGTCGATCAACTGGTCGGCCGGGATTCCCACCGCCGCCGCGGTGGGGCCGATGACCTGCGCCAGCCCGATCGACGGATGCCTGGGCCAGTTCTCGTCGTACATGTTGATCGAGTTGGGGTCACCCGGCGTGCCGGCGCCCGATTCTAGGGAGATGACCCGCTGCATCCCGTCCAGCCAAGGGATGCCGCCGCCGCCGTCGGCGTGGGGGTCCAGCCCCTCGGCGCGCAGCGCGGCCAGCGTCCATTTCATGACGAACAGCCGTTTGAGCGCGGTGCTGGCCGCGCGCCACGCGTTGACCGGGATGACGCCGGTGGTGATGTCGCCGACGTCGTGCGGTGCCCATTCGCTGGGAACGATCTTGGACGGGTCATATCCCGCGTTGCCGCCGTCATCGAAGCCTCGCCACGGGAACGCCGGGTCGTTGGGGATCACGGCCGGCCCGGGGTCGGGGAACCCGATGTGCGGCGGCCAGTCGTCCCACGCTTTCGGGTCCTGGGGGAACGGCGGCTGGGTCGGGTCGGGATAGTTCGGCCAGAGCGGGAACCACGGTATGCGCCCGTGCGGCTGCTCGGGGAACATGCCCCGGCCACCCGGCCCCAGCACTTTTCGCTGCTTGCCCGGATCGGGCGTGAACGGCACCGCGCCGGTGGCGAACCCGCCGTCCGCGTAGTTTCTGCCGATCTGCCAGTGCGCCCACGCCGCCGCCGGGGTGTGATAACGGCTCTTGATGTAGTTGACCATCGCCACGAGCTGCTGATACGGGGTCAGCGCCTGCGCGGCGGCGACGCTGGTGACCTGCGGGAAAGGCCCAAAGGTGCGGTAGTTGGACAGCGTCAACTGGCCCAATCCGACGGTGTTGTCACCTTTGATCGCGTTGGAGTCGACCCAGTTGACATTCTTCGGGTCCCAACTGGATTCGCCGGGAATGATGTTGTTGATGTACTGGGCGTCGCTGGCCGGGAAACCGCCTTGGGCCATGTGGGACCAGAACTTCGCGCTAGTGCCCGGCAGCCCGACATGCGGCGCCAAATGCGTCGGCTCGTGATAGGACAGCGACGCCCGCGCGTGACCGCCGTGCTGCAACCCCGGGAAAAGACCCGGATTCATGGCGATGAACGCGCCAGCCTTAAGATCCTCCCAGTTTTGGTGACCTTTCGGTCCGTAGGTTCCCCACTTCTCCATCGGGTCGAACGGCTGAACGATGTCGCCCTCGGCGAACCCGGCGAAACCACCGCGGAACAGGGCCGCGACGACCTGGTCCTGCATCGGGCCGCCCGGACCCGGACCCGGACTCACACCGTCCGCAGCGGAAGGCGACGACAATGAGTCCCCGCCGTCGGGCAGCGTGGCGCCAGCAGCCAGCTTCAACTTGACGTCGATGCTCACACCGTCGCTGGTCTGGTTCTTCGACGGGATGCCGATCGCCGTCATCACATCCTCGGTGGACTTAGACTCGGCGTTCTTGGTGTCCAGGCTGGTCGGGACCGACACACCGGGCATCGACACACCCTCGGACTGCACCGTGCCCTGATACTTGTCGGGGATACCGACCCGGGTCATGGTGTCGGCCTCATCCATCGGCTGCGGCGTCGTCAACGCGATCGACGCGGGCAGCGTGATCGCCTCCGACAGGCTGGTGCCCGTCCGCATGTTCTCTGGGATCGCCGCCGCGTCGAGCACGGTGCCGCCGGTCGCGAAGCTTTGTATCGGGCCGCCGGCGTTCATCGCGTCCAGCAGCGGCCCCCACTTCTCCGACGCCGCGAGGTTCATCACCTTCTCACCGGCGGTCAGCATCGCCGGCACATCATCGACACCGCCGGAACCGCCGGTCACCGTCCCGCCGCTCGCCAAGAACAGGCCGATGATGTCCTGCCAGTGCTGCTGAAACCAGTTCTTGTGTTCCGGCGCCGCTGGGGTGGTCGACGGCCCCTGCTGCGGCTCCCCCGGCTTCGTCTCCGTGGCGACTCCCGGTGTCCCGCCACCCAACCCGAGCAGATCCCGCAGCGCCTTGGCCTGATCGGGCGGCAAACCCTTGAAGTCGAGGAACACGTCGGCGTGTATCCCGTCGGGTTTAGCCAGCTCGGAGGGCACCCCGATGTCGTCGTGTAGGTATTGCTCCACGGTTTTGCCGGGCGGCACCTCCACCTTGAACTCGATGTTTCTGGTGATGTCCGCGAATTGGGCACCGTACTTGGTGTTCAGGAACTGCTCGAGGTCGTTGAGTTCCTCCTGGGTGTGGGCCTTGATCTGGGTGATCTTCCCGGTGGTCTTGTCGCCGATGATGTCGATGCCCCGCTGGGCGAAGTTACCTACGACCTCATCCCAGGCGGCGGGGTCGATCGTCATTCCCGTTTGAAGGCTGCCGCCGAACGCGTCCTGCAGCTTGGCTGCTTCCATCCCGACCTGCTGATGGGTGGTGGGGTCGATCAGCGGTTTGGCGAATGTGGCGCGGCTGGCCTCCCACATCGCCGCCGCGTTCTGACTGTGCGACACCAGATCGGCCAGCGGCCCCTCCAATCCCTCCAGGCTGTTCCCGAGCGCGTCCAGCCCGGCGGCGCCCGTTCTCATCCAGGCACCAACGTCGAGGTTCAGCAGACCCCTCAAGGGTTCCATCGCCTTGCCGGTAGCGTCATGGATGCCCTGCATCGCCTTGACGAACCCGGTCGGGTCAAGCCAGGACGGGATTAGCGCGAACTTCGCGGTCATCATGTTGATCACGCCGTCGACGGCCATCAGCGCGATCACCGCAGCGTTCTTGAAGAACTCCACCGTGCCGGACATGCCGCGCATGATGCCGGCGAGGAAGTGGCTGATCCGAGATCCCCAGTCCAGCAGCTTCTCCCCGATCGCCCCGACGAACCCGATGAACTCGACCTGATGGGTCTGCAACCAAGTGGAGATCTTGTCGCCGACACCGGTCAGCGCGGTCACCAGCCCGGTGCCCAGCGGCGCCAACGCGGCACCAACCTGCTGGGACAACACCTCCAGCTCCTGCTCAAGATTCTTGGTGGCCTGCAGCGCCTCATCGAAGGGCTGCGTAAGCTTGACCCTCTGCGCGTCCACCGCCCTGCCGGCCGCGTCAGCGGCCAGCGGAATGCCCAGCCGCAGGCCGTCCATGTAGACCTCGGTGTTTTTCGCCGACCCCAAGAAAAACATCCCCCACCGCTCGGCCTCGCCCATGATCTTGCGTCCGGCCTCGGTACTGGTCCCACCGGCCTCGTCGATGCGGTGGATGAAGTCCATCAGCACGGCGTTCATCTGCTCTTGGCTGATACCCGCCTTGTCCAGGGTCTCGGGCAGCTTCGCGATCGCGAACGGCAACCGCTCCATCGACGGACGCCCGAGCAGCTCGTTGAACTGGGTCATGACCAGCGCGGCACCATCCATCGAGAAACCCAGCGCCTGCCACGCCGGTGACGTGGCATCCAGGTCGCGAAGGAGGTCGTTGACGGCGGCGCCGCTCTCCCGAACCAGGTTGATCAGGATCGTCAGCTCTTCGTTGGTTTTCTCCGGTTGCACATTGAACGCGTTGAACGCGGCGGTCAGGTTGTCGACGTTGATCTTGGTGTCGCCGAGCAGCTCGTTACCCTCGGCCAGCGTGGTCGCCAACTGCTCAATCTGCTGATTGGTCAGCCCAGCCCCGTTACCCAGACCCGACAGCCGCGTACCCAACTCCCCGACGATGTCGGCGACGTCCTTGAAATGCACCAAATCACCGGACGCGGCGATGTTGCGGACCATGTCCAAGTACTCACCGAGCTTCTCGGTGCCCAACGTCTGACCGGCGATGGTGCGGGCGGCGTCCTGCCACTTATTACCGATGTCCATCAACGTGTCGGCGAACGTCCCCGCGAGGCTCTTGTACTCGTCGATCAACGCGAAGATCGCCCCGAACGCCTGCTCAACCGGGGCGATCAAACCCTTGAACGCCTCACCGATGATCGGGATACGCCCCACCGTGTTGTCGATCTCGGTGTTGATGATGTTCAGCGGCAACTGAATCGACGTCTTCGCGACATCCTCGAACAGCGAAAACACCCGCCCGACGTCGGGCATCTTGCCCGCCACCACCGCCGCGAACGTGTCCATCAGTGTGTCGGCGGCTTCCTTACCGACCTTCGCGAACGCCCCGACCTCGTTTTCGACCAACGCGACAACGTTCTTGATGTTCTCGACCGCGTTACGGGCGGCCTCGACGATCGCGGTGCCAACGGCGAGCTTCGCGAATCCCGACATCTTCTTGGCTGACTGTTCCATCGCCTGGGCGGCCTCTTCGGAGAAGTTCTTAACCCCCGAGACCATCTGCCCGCCCATAGCCTTGGTCGCCTCGATGTGCTCCTTCCAAGCCTCGGTGGAACCTTTCTCAATGTTGGTGCGGAACACGTCGCCGGCCTCCTGGCCGGTGTCCCCGAAGAACTGCCGCACCATCGGACGCAAACCCGCCGGCAAGAAACGGCTGACCAGCGAACTGATAGTGGACGAGAATCCCGAGCTCATTCCCTGCGCCCCCTGCGCGCCGGCCTGCGCAAACGCCGGCGTCAAGGTGGTGCCCCACCGGCCCACCTTCCCCGCAAGAATTGATTCGAAATTGACCCTTTCCACCTCCTGGACCATGCGATTCACGCCGGCCTGAACGCCCGGAAGAATGCGGTTGAACTCATTTTCGACAAATATGGACAGGCGCCCGGAACCCAACGTGCTCACCGTCTGGGTGATCCCCCCGACCAGCGCCTGCCCGATAGCCGTGCCCCGCTCCTTGGCGCCGACTTGCTGCTCGATATCGAGTATGTGTGCCCATAGTGGACTGGCCGACAAATTCTGCATGGTCTGCAAAATGCCGCCGCTGAATGCGTGCCCGGTACGCTGACCGGCCGCCGCCGCCTCAGGCTCCCCGCCGACGAACAGGTGCTGAACAGGCTGCAGCGCAGCCATCGCCTGCGCGAAACCGCTCTGCCACGACCGCCCGGTCCGCTCACCGGCCGCCGCAGCCACAGGCTCCCCGCTGATCAAAATCTGCCCCGGAACCGCCTGCAGCGCCGCCACAGCCTGCGCGAACCCACCCTTATACGCCTGCCCGTGAGCTGCACCAGCGGCCGCGGTCTCAGCCGTCTGGGTCAGCGCCAGCCGCGGCACCAGCCCCGCGGCCGCCACAGTCTCCAACCAGCCGCCGCTGAACGCCTGCCCGTGCTGGCGACCAGCCGCCGCAGCGTAAGGCTCACCCTTCGCTAACCCCGCCGCCAGCGACGGACCCAACGACGCCAACCCCGGATTGAAACCCCTACCGAACGCCTGCGCATGGCGCACACCCGCGGCCTCAACAGCCGGCTCAGCCCTGATCAACGCCCCCGCCGGCGCGTCAAGATTCTGCATCTCCTGCGCGAACCGCGTACTGTACGTCGCCCCGTGACGCGCGGCCGCCGCCGCGATGCTCGACTCCCCCGCCGTCAACGCGTACTGCAGCCCCGTCGGGAACAAACTCTGCAACGTCTGCAGGAACCCGCCGTGCCACGCCTGCGCATGACGCGTACCCGCAGCCGCCGACGCCGACGTCGAAGCCGCCAACGCCCGGTCGAACGTCGCCGCCATCCGCGCCGTCAAATCCGGGGTGAACGTCTCCCCGAACCCCTGCGCCGCCTGCTGACCGAGCCGACGCATCTGCTCGAGGATGCCCGCCGCGCTCGCGGCGACGTCAACCCACGAAACCGGCTCGGACATCAGTACGTCCTCATCCGGCCGCGCCTACCCGTCTTACCAGCGGCGGCGGCCGCGTACCGGGCCTTGTCGCGGCGCTCGGCCTCGTCCCACGTCATCGCGTCGGCGGGGAAGAATTTGGCCTCGGTCATCGGATCGTCGCGGCGCGCCTCCATGCCTGGCCGTTGATACGCGTCGGGCAGGCGCGCCACGCCGGCCGCCTGCTCCTGCATGTTCGCCAGCAGATGCGCCTCACGCGACCAGCCCTGATCGAGGTAGTAGCGCACGCTCGAGGACGGCGGCGCCGCCGTCACGATCGACACCATCTCCGCGAGACTCAGATCATGCACGTCACGCCCCAGCGCCATCACGTCCCGATGAAAGGCGTGCCAGCACTCGCCGATGACGTGCGCCAGCATTAGGATTCCCCCGGCGGCCCCACCTGCGTCTGCGGCGCAACGGCCGGCGTGAACCAGCCCATGAAGAACGCGGCCTGCTCATCGTCGGGCAGCAGCGTCACCCGCTCCTGAATCGGGTCGGGCACCTTCGCCATGTCCATCCACTCGAAGGACTGCTGGATCTGATCCAGCTTGCGCAGACGCCACATGAAGTGATAAGTCGGCCTGACCGTCGTGATGTGCGGAAACACGATCGGCGCGTCCCCGGCCCGCGACCCCGGCTTCGGGGTGAACACATACACCTTCGTGTCCGCCCCATACGGATGATCCGGCGTCCCAGGCGGATTCACCGACACCGGCTCCGGGCGCGTCGTCGGAACGAACTCCTCCGGGTCCGGCACCGCCGCCGTGAACGGATTCTGCGTACCCGGCGCCGACGCATCCGGCGGCGCGATCGATACCGGCACCGAACCGTTCGGTGAACCATTGCTCGCCGCTACCCGCTTGGCCGCCTTACGAGGAGCCGTCCCCTTCGGCTTCTTGGCAGCAGTCGTCATAGATACTCCCAGAAGTTTGCTAGGTGATCTATAATGCCTGATCAGATGGCATTACAGCGTTTGCCCATCGTCCCAGTACTCATAAGCGTGGTTGTTATTTGCGTCTGGGAACGGACGAAGCGTCAAGTCGAACATCGCCAATTCCTTATGGACCCACTTCAGCGGACCCACCAGCGTGATACGCCCCGTCGGGATCACCAGCCGCATCGTCATCGACAAGTAGTACGCGTCGATGCACCACGACTGATACGGCAACAGCTCACGGTTCAGCTTCGCGGCGATCAACGTGCCGGTCGTCGCGGTCGGCGGGGTCACGGTCACGTTCTGCGCACCGTGCGCCGCGCGCTGCACGTCGGCGTTCATCATCTGCATAAGCTTAAATTTTATGGTCAGACCATACTTATCTTGAAGAATCGCGACCAGGTCACCACCCCAGTCGTTGACCTCGGTGTTCGGCCGCTCTTCAGTTCGGTCGACACCATCGACACTGACCCGGCCCAGCGTGATGAACGCCGCGTTCAGGGCGCTGGTCGAATCCGTGGGCAAAGGCGTGCCCAGAGGGGCCGTCAGAACACCGCCGGTCACCTTTGGATAAGGGGCAGCGACCTCCTGAACCTCGGCCTCGAGGAGTGGGGGTGAAGTCATAGCATTCCTCCTGCTAGTGGGGATTCACGAGCGCAGGATCACATCAGGTTTGCCGTGGACGGACGCGACACGCCGCGAAAATCCCGCAGCGGATCGGCAAACGGGACTTACGTATCACTGTGCAGATCACGGGCCCGGCCTGCAGGGTGGCGCGCTGCCCACAACCCGCGGCGCGGCGCGGCATGTGCTGGATGCACTACAAACGCTGGCTAAAATACGGCGGCACGGGACCGGCCGGCCCGATCGGCCGGAAAGCCTCCCTCGAGGACCGCTTCACCAACCACGTCCAGCTCGGCGCCTGCTACATCTGGACCGGCTACGTCCACGCCAGCGGCTACGGCGCGATCCGCACCGGACACCGACTGATCTACGTTCACCGCTATGCGTGGGAACACGAATACGGCCCGATTCCGCCCGGCGCCAAGGTGATCCAGACTTGCCGCAACAAACTGTGCGTGCGACCCGATCACCTCGAGCTGGGTTAGCGTTTCCGGCCGGGCCGCGGTGCTTGGGCGATCTGGTTCTGGGCCACGATCTGCTCCGGTGTGACTCTGCGGGTGATCCGCTGCCCGGGGATGATCGGCAGACCGGGGACGCGCCAGGTGACCATCGCGCGATATCTCGTCATCGCCACCATCGGATCAGCCTTGCGCAGCGCGTTCGCGGTGCATCTCGAGTACGTGCAGTACCACTTGTCACCGTTCGGCATGACGGTCACGGTGCCTTGCGCGTTGGCGCCCCACGCGACCGCCTCCCCGATCAGTTCCTCGGCCATCGCCTCATCGGTGTTGTTGGCGTAGGCGTGCAAAATGATCGCAACGTCCCACAAGATGCCGTCGGGGCGTAGCACACCGCCGCCGGCCTCCAGGCGCAAGAACCCGTTGATGGTGTCCTCGGTGAGGCTGGGTTTCGGGACGCGGGTGCCGCACGGGGTCGGCGCGACGAGCGCCGGGAAATACTGCAACCCGAGCAGCTCGGTGGGCGGCGGGCGGGTCGTCTGCCACGGCCGCACTGTGCTGGGGTTGACGGGGGCGCTCATATTCCGAATCCCGGTCCGAATTCTTCGTCGCCCTTGAAGTAGCCGCGACCCTCTGGGCCCTCCTGGTGGGGTTGATGCGCGGGGTGGGCGGGTTCGCTTTCCACGTCGGCGTGACCCTCATCGAAGCCGGTGTACTGCCATGCGCCTTCTTCGCTGACACCCCACGGGTAGGGGTCCGACCCGACGGTGGCCAGCGCCTTGAGCAGGGTGGAGTTGTGCAGGTCGTCTTCGTAGGCTTTGGCGTTGGCGGGTCGCACGCGGGCGCGGGCGCGGATGTTCTCGGGCCGGTTGGACACCACGTATTCGTATTCGGCGCCTTCGATGACGGCCAGGTCGTTGGCGGTGTCGGCGATGTCCGCGGCGCGTTGCGCGACACGAGCGACGATCTCGGGGTCGTGCATCATGTCGCGGAATGCCCGCGGGTTGATAACCAACCGCATCCCGGGGGCGATCTCGATGCTGGTGGGAAACGACGAGGGTTCACCGGGCGCGGCGCCCATGCCTTCGTCGGCGGCGGATTCGGCGAACGCGTCGTAGCTAGTGAGCTCGCCCCACGCCTCACCTTCCTCGCCGAACATCTCCGTCATCAGGTGGTTCTCCGAATTTTTACAACGCCGCCGAATTGCATCGTCAACCGCGGCCACGGCGACATGCGGTCCTCGGCCGGGTCACCGTCCACCCAGTAGGCGACACCGTTGGGTTCCCCGTCGGGGGTGGTCGGCGAATACGTGTAGTTACCGTCCACATCCTGATCCAGGGTGGCGTAGAGGATGATCTGGTCCCCCGCCGAATAGCTGGTGGGGTCGGGGACGCTCATATGCAGGATCGTTTCGGTGCGTTCCTGAAACTCCGGTCCCATCACCTGGTGGCTCGAGCCGCGCCGCCCGAACTGCGACACGTCGTAATAGTTACGGACCACCGGCGGGTCGTCGACGACCACCCAGTTGTCGTGGTCATCCTTGCGGGTGGTGTCCTCCCAGCGGGCGATGTGCACACACTGCCACGGGGTGGTGGTGAACGGTCTGGTCGGCCACGGCTTGGTCGGCATCGTTCACCACCGGTGCCCGCTCGTGCACAGGTGCCGCTTGTCGATGCGCCCACCACCCAACACGGTGGTGTGCCCCAGCACCGGGCCCAGCATCCGCGCCTGTATCCCCTGCAGGCAGGTCCGCCCGCAGTACGGGCACGGGGCGTGGCATCGCTGGCGCATCACCGCACCATCGGCAGCCGGAACGGCGACAGCCGGTTCTTCTGATCACAGTTGAGCGTCAAACCGTAGGCTTGCATCAGCTGCAGCCGAAACCCCGGCGTCTGAACCTCTTTCACATTGCCCGCGGACACCTCGGTGGACACCGTGGTCAGCTCGTAGGCGATCTCCTTGATCACCGTCGGCACCTCCGCGTAACCACTGTTGAACGCCACCGTCACCAGCCCGAGCTGATAGATCGGCAGAAACGACCAGTTGTCGGGGCCGTAGTAGAAACCGCCGTACGCCGACCACCAGTGCCAGCCGATCGGCTCGATCACCCCGTAATCGAACCAGTTGTATTGGGTGGGGTCCAAGATCTGATCATCCTGACCGCCCTGACTCTGGATGGTCACCGACTCCACCGCGGTCACCATCAGCGACGGCACCTGGATGAGACCCTTCGCCCCGATCCGCAGGTTCGTTTCGATCAACGCCAAATTCGGCCAGATGTGCCAACCGCAGTAGGTGCGGATCGCGTCGCCGGCCACCTCCAGAAACCAGTTCGGGTCCTGAGCCTGATACGCCGCCCAGTCCGGGTCGCCCGGATCGAGCAGCGGCGGCAGCCCCGTCTGCGCCGTAAGGGCACCACCGCTGGACAGCCCGGCCGCCACCGTCATGGTCTACCTCCCGCGCTATTCGGCCAGGGCGTCGCGCAGCTTGGCCTGCAAATCCGGCTTACGGTCCTCGTGGGAATGCTCGACCCCCAGCGCGTCCAGCTCGGAACGCAGCTCGGCCACCGTCAACGACTCCACATCCACCTCACGCTCGACCGGTTCGGGTCCCTCGAGCTCCTCGACGACCTCCTCCTCGATCGGGGCGTCCTCGTCCACGGTGGCGTCACCCTCAGCCAACAGCTCACCGGTCAACGCGTCAACCAGATCCACCACCTCATCCTCATCGGACACCGCGCACTCGGCCGCGAGCGCCGCAAGCTCCTCAGGGACCTCCAGCCCGGCCGCCTCAAGCGCTTCCACCCGCTCGGCCACCGCACGCGCCCGCGCCACCTGAACATCACGCACATACAGACCGCCCTGCGGCGGCGCCGACAACCGCCCAGCCTTACCAACAACGAGGCGCACTTCTCGGGGCGCGACCGACTCACGACCAATCGCCATACGCGCAGGATAAACGCGGCCCAGCCCCGCGGCGGCGCGGCGCGCCGACACCCCCGATGTTCACGTTCTATAGTCGCAGCGACGCTGTACAGTCATCTGGGTGACGTTGTGCAGCAGATGGCGGGCACGCCACAAACGCAGCCTCGTCACCATCCGATACGACAACTTCACCATCACAACCAAAGGAGAAGAAGTGGCTTACACACTGCCCGCGGACATGCAAGTCGAGGTCAAGGTCTCCTACGTCGACGCCAGCGGCAACCCCGCCGGCGTCGACGGCGCCGTGGTCTGGGACACCAGCGACGCCACCATCGCCAAAGTCGTCGTCAACAGCGCCGACAGCACCCTATGCGAGGTCATCGCACCCGGCCCGGTCGGCAACGCCCAAGTCACCGCCACCGCCGACGCCGACCTCGGAGCCGGCACCACACCACTGATCACCACCCTCGACGTCACCGTCGTCGCCGGACAGGCCGTCGCCGGCACCATCAGCCCCGTCGGACCCGCCGAACCCATACCAGGGGTCTGACTATCTGACTACTCGAAGCTTCGGCTCAGACGGACGCAGCGCGGGCGGCAACTCAGCATCCAACGACTCGCGCCACACGGTCACCGCATCAGCTAGCCGATGCGTTGCGTCCTGCAATTTGCGCGGTGTCATCACACCCTCGCAAAGAGCCTTCAAGTCATCAGCCGCCTCGATAACCTCCTCAAGCAGCGCCCATCCGTCATTACGATCGCTCATGATCCGCGCACCGGAGTTGTGAGTGCCCGAGCGATGTCCCATCCTCGGCCGAGGCGATCGAACAATCGGTTGTAAGGCATGTTGAACTCTGCCGCCCACTGCACCAGCGACTGAGTGCGGCCATCGAAAGTAGCAGAACGGCTATTGCTCCGATTGCGGATCTGCTCAGTAGCGGTAGCCCAACGGCAGTTCTCGGGTGAATACGGACCCTGGAAATCTATTCGATCTAAGGTTGTACCGGCTGGCCGTACGCCCATATCGGCTAGAAAGACAGTGAAATCATCCCAGCGCGGATCAACAGTGATGCGGTCGATATACCGGATGCTTTCGCGGCAGCGTTGGCGCATGGAGACCCAGCTTTGATATGTAGGCGTGCCTGTCAGACCATGCGAAGTGCCGTATCCATTCCTAGTCACGGTTTCCAGATGAAGGCAGCCGCACGATTGAGTGTTGCCATTCCGAAGCGGGGCGGTGGGTACGTCTACTTCGTTACCGCACTCGCATAAGCATTTCCAATAGCGAATTTTGTCGCCATTTTTCTTCTGGCGGCTCCCGGCCAGGGCAATGACGGTCAGTCGCCCAAACGGCTGCCCTACTAAGTAGGGACGACCCCATAGAACTGTGGGATGCGTACCTAACGGCGTTGGTATCAACCATGAGCACTCGCCCTCGCCAAATGTGTGGTCATCGGGGTCGAGATCATCGAATGACATCTGCGCAGGATTACGGTGGACCATGTCGGCTCCTAACTAGTCGGCCACGCCTCGGGGCCGTGCAAGCGGCCGCCGAGGTCTTTCCTACCATAGGGGTCCGACAATAGGTACAGCAAACTCCCGCGCTGCCTATTGGCAAACGCGGGAGTTTGTAGAACTGCAGGTCAGAACGTTGGCGCGGTCAGGCCAGTTATCTCCACGACCGACTGCGGGTAACGACCTGCCGAGAAGGCCAAATAATTGTATATCTGGAGCAACACGGTCAGGTTAGTTGCCAAGGTCTCCGGCAGCACCCTGGCCCTGATACCGGATTCCCAAAGCACGAGGTCGCTAGCTCTCAAAACATAAATGATGTCCTGATTTCCGCTTGGCGTTCCCGGTCCGGCGGTCGTCGTGATGTTCGGGTCGGTGATCACCGGCAGCCCGTGCATCGTGCCCACGACCTGCTGAGACGCCACGTCCTGCAGGACGCCGGCCGCGTTGAACGGGTTGTTCGCGTTCGGCAGGAACAGCGGACGCTGCTGGGCGTCCAGCAGGGACAGGAACCATCCCCACCTCACTGGGTGCATGACGATGGCCTCGGGTGGCAGGAAGCGGGTGGTGTGGACCAACTGGACCGCGTTGGCGATCGCCGAATACACGGTCTGGATGGTCGGCGCCCCCGACAAGGCCACCGTCGAGATGCCGGGGGTGTTGTTCACACCGAGCACCTGACCGGCGGTGCCGGACCCGGCCAGCACCTGGGTGTCGGTGGAGGCGGCGTGCGCCGCGACCAGGTCGCGGAACACCACATCATCGAACGCAATGGGGCTCTGATCGATCAACTGAATTGACACGCCTTGCGCGCCGGCGATCGTGCGTACCGGTGCGTTGATGAACGTGTCGGTCAAGTCGGTCTTGCTGATCGGGGTGTTGTCGGCGGTCTGCACTCCGACGGTGGTTCCGGTGAGCAGCTTCGGAATGTTGATGCTGTCGGTTCCACCGGGCAGCGGCTGGCGCTGCACGAGGTTCGCGAAAGCCCTTCCGGGCCTTGCCAATTCGATATATTGATCCATTAGCCACGCGGGCGGCACCGCATACCCACCTTGGCCGTCGACCCGCGAGATGTCGCGGTATTCCTTGTAGGACTCGTCTTCGGCGACGTCCTGGGCGTGGCGCATCAGCCGACCGCGGGATTCGCCGTCGCCGTCCATGTTCAGGGTCAGTTTGATGAGATCCTTGACGTAGGAGCGGCGGTTGTTGCCCTTCTGGTAGGTGAGCTGCTCGGTGACCTTGGTGCGGGCGGTTTCGGCGCGCCGGATTTTGGCGAGGTTCTGCGAGATCTGGCCGGAGCGTTCCACCTCGCCGCGTACCTCGTCGATACGTTCGTCGAGGCCGATGATTTCGGCGCCTTCGGACTTCATGTCCTTCATGTATTTGCGGTATTCGGCGTCTTCCTCGGGTTCGAGGTCTTCGCGGCCCTGTTCGCGGGCCAGCAGCAGCACAGCTTCGGCTTTCTGCTGGGAGCGGGCGCGCTTCTCGGCGGTGTTCTCGCGGCGGCGCAGCAGCTGGCCGAGGAACTCCTCGAGCCCTCCGGCGGCGGGCACCGCGTTGTCGACGCGGCGCTCAAGTTGATCTGTCATCGAAGTTTCCTTCGTGGTCGGCCCGTTTTTGGGCGTAGAAACATGGGGACGTGGCTCGAGCTGGGCGAATGGTTCGTCACCGCTTCGCCGCTGGTGGGTTCGTCACCGGCACCTTTGAGCGACTGGGCTGCGTTTCTAGCGGCCAACTAGAACGTGTTGCCTGGCGGGATTGTAGGAGCGGGTTTCCCGTGGTCAGCGGCGCGACACGCCGTTTGTTAAGCAGTCGTGTCGGGGGATGTCGGCGCCGGGCATCGTTTGGCAGCCGAGCAGGGTCGCGACCGGTTGTCCGAACATGGCCGCGGTGCGGGCGGTGGGGCAGTCCGCGCGGTGTACCAGTACGCCACCGTTGGTGCCTTCGGTCAGCGCGATGTCGTATTCCATCAGCTGGCTTTGGGTTTCATCGTGTCGGCGAACCCGCACGCGGCGATCGCGCGTAGCCCCTCGGTGACGGTGATGGTTTCGGGGTCGCCGTATTCGCGGCGCAGCTCCTCGAGTCTGCGGCTGATGCCGACATCGCGGCCGGGGATGTGCTGCAGATCGCGGACCTGGCGGCGTGCTCGGGCCAGCAGTTTACGCATGTCGCCGTCGCCGCTGGCCTCGGCCATCTGGTAGCAGGCGACGATGGTGGACTCCAGCGCGGCCGCGAGTGACAGGTCGATCTGGTTGTCCATGTCGTTGTCGGGTTCCTCCTCGGACGCGTCGTGTTCGCCCTCGTAGTCGGGGTCATCGGGCATGTCGATGGTGCTGTCAGTGTGGTCCCAGTCGCTGCGGCCCTCGTCGTCATCGTCGTCGTCGTCGCGGCCGCCGCCCTTCTTGAACGGTTTGGCCTGTTTGCCGCCGAAGTTGCCGCCCTGACGCATCTGATCCAGGCCGTCCATCGCGGTCATATCGCCGCCGTGATCGGGGCAGGTGTCGCCGGGGCACATGTCCCCGCCTGGGCAGACCTCATCGTTGGCGAGCATCCAAAGCGAGTACATCTGTTTGTCGTACGCCTCGTCGTGCGCGTCGTAGCCGCCCTTGGCTCCCACACCCAGGTCGGCGCCCGGTGTGATGTCGGGACGCCCGCCCAGCGTGCGATCGTACGGGGTTATCTGCTTGTCGTAGCCCTGATCTTGGCCGGTGGAAGCCTTGATGTCGGGGTTCCACACGTACGGCGCGGTGAACGCCCGGTGCCCCGAACGTGGGGACGACCACGCCTTGGATTCGTCGCCGATCTGCACACCGAACCGTTTGGCGGCGGAGCGGATCTTGCCCATGATCGCCGACTGCTGCTCGGCGGTGTAACGCTGCTTGTTCTGCGCGAACCGGGCGGCCGCGTTGCGCACCCGCGCCGCGGAGTTCAGCGGGTAGCGTTTCTTGCCGTTGCCGCCCTTGGCGGGTTTGCCGTCGTTGTCGAGGTATCCGGGGTCGGCGAAGTTGGACACGTCGGCGTACTTTTTCGGGGTTTTCGCTCGCGCGTTGGACAGTGTGTGCATGGCGGCCATCACCTTGGTTTGATCCATTTTGCGTATCTCCACCAGATCGGAGTTGGACAGCGACGCCAGCACGTCCACGGCGTCGGACATCATCACCGCGGTGTTGGGGTTCATCCCGTAATTCACCACGGACACATCGCCCTTATGCAGCGAAACCTCGGTGATCATCCGCTGCGTGTAATCCGAGCTCCAGTCCTGGGCACGGACATGGAACGCGAAGCTCATCTCGTCGAGCAGCGGTCGGCGGCCCTCGCGGCTCTGCATCTTGGGGGCCAGGCGCTGCACGTCGGGGTCTGAGGGATTCAGCTCGGCGCGGATCAACAGCCCGTGGTCGTCGGCGCGCAAGCTCAGGGTGCCGTTTTTAGTGCCGGCGATCGGCAGGCCCTCGTGGTTGATGAGCAGCATCACGTCGGGGTTGGCGCCCAACGTTTTGTCGAACGCGCGCCGGTCGATCTGCTCGACCCAGCCGCCGGCGCGCACCCCGCCGTGCACGTCGTAGGCGTGGAACGTGGCGGCGTAGCCCTCGAGCACAAGATGGCCCGACGCGGCGTCGGTGCGCAGCTCCAGCGGGCTGGCCATCCTCCGGGTTTCGCGGATGTCGAGGATCTTTTCCCGCATGCGACGCTCGTCCAGAGTGGTCGTCATCGTTAACCTCCCATGCTGGTGGTTAGGTTCTCATCAGGAAGCCGCGGCCGTTGCGAGGCGCGCCGTTGGGTGACTGTCCGTCGTGGTCGGATTCGCCGCCGGCGATCGGGGGCATCGGGAAGCTGCCCGGGGTTTGCGGCGGCGGGGGCGGGTTGTTCGCGGCGGGTGGGAAGGTGGCGGGCATCATGCGGTTGGAGATGTAGAGCTGCTCGCCGCCCTCGATCGGGTCCATTTCCTCCTTCGCGCGGACCTCGTTGGCGGCGATCCACGGGTTGGCGGTCGAGGAGCCCAGCGCCAGCGCGTACGCCTTGTAGCGGCCCTCGATGTCGCCGCGCAGCAGCGAGTCATAGTCGAATTGGCAATACTGCCCGCGGGGCAGACACCGCGAAACCATCGACTCCATGCACGAGGTCCAGGCGCGGAACGTGAAAGTTATTGCGCCCAAAGTGATTTGCTCCACACCTGTACCCCACGCGGTGGTGTTGTGACTGATGATCCCGTTGGTGACGTGGGTGTGGGTGCCCTCGATCTCGATGCCGACTGTCTGACCGTCGCCCAGATGCTCGATGGTCTTGACACGGTCGAACTCGAAGACAACTGGTCGGACTTGTTTGCCGGAGCCGGTGAACGCCGCCAACTTCCGCTTCTTAGCCCAGTGCGCGAGGTCGAGGGTCTGCGCCAGTTTCGCCAACTCGCCTTTGCCTTTCACCCGCAGTTGCCATGCATCGCGGCAATCGGATTCGCCGCCGCGCGGCATTGTGCGCCGCCCGCCCCGACTGCCGAGGCACAGTGACGAATTGATGCCCAGCAGCGCCAGCAAGTGCTGGCAGCCTTCAAGCAGTTCGCGGCTGGTCGACGCGAAATGCGCGTGCGGCTGCTTGGCGGTAATGGACACGCAGCCGTCGGCATCGAAATAACCGGACAGGAATCCACGCCACGCGGCGGGGCCGCCTGCCATGACCATGTCGGGAACGAACTTGTCGTGGGCGTGGCTGCCGACGAGACCGGATTCCTTGAGGATGCCGCCGATGACTGAGGTGTGGCCGCTGTTGAGCAGATCGAAGCTGCGATGTCCACGGAATTTCAGGCTGCCACCAAGGGATTGCACGATGTTGCTCATCCGGGCGATCACGTCAAGATTGGTGTTGGCCCAGCACGAGTAGTGCTTATGGTCCATGCGGATGTGCCCGTCGCCGACCATCGAGCCGAGGAAGTAGCCGATATCGCCCGACAGGTGCCCCGTTTCGTCGGGCAGGTGACCGAGGCCGATACGCACATAGTTGCCTGGTTGAAGATCGCCGGCGTAGAGCCATTCACCATCGGTTGGCAGGGGCCGGTTGCCGGGGCTGCGCAGCCGCTGGAGACCCAAAATCGGGTGATCCGCCGTGCAGGTCAATTCCCGTCCCCGCACAGTAGTCATCTTGACGATCGGCTTGATCGGTGGCGTACCGATCCATGACACTGGTGACGCGACAAGTTTGGAGCCGTCCCACGCCATCACACGATCACCGACGCGCAGATCTTCCACCAGCTTGCGGCTGCCGTCAGCCATCGTCATCAGAGTGCCCGCTACCACGCATTCTTTCGTGTCTCCGATGAGGATTGGCGGCACCCCGTACATTAAACAAATTTCGCTGCGTTGAAATTGCCTGGTCGCGAGGAATTGTGATTCTTCCGGGCTAATTGTCAAATTCTGCCATTGGAACCCGTTCGTTAATACCGCCGGTAACCGACGTCCGCCGTGACTCGCGATCCAATTTTTTTGCTGACGTTCGACAGCTTTCTCGTCGAGATCCTGATCGGTGAACAGAATACCGCTCGGATTTGCGGATTCTTTAAAATACCGGTAACCAAACTCTTCGGCGCCCAGGCTCATGCCGATCGCGACGGCGGCCTGCTTGACGGGGCTCAATCCCCACGGTTCGCCGGGCATGGTGAAGCGGCGGATGTGGATCATGTCGGCGCGGTTGACCTGCTCGCCCATCACCCGGTAGACCGGCTCGAACCACATCAGGATGTCGGGGCGGCGCTCCAGAAACACGATGTCGGGATGCAAAGGCAACAAGGAGGTGGGGTTGTTCAGTTTGTCGCGGGACGTGACCAGGTGATAGGAGTTGCCCCGCAACGCCAGGCTGGCTACCACCATCCATTTCCACTGGAACAGGTCGAAACCCGGGAAAGGTTCGCGCAGCAAAGCTGGTTGGGGTTTGACTTCCTTCGGGACGCCCTTGGAGTCGCGGCGATACGCCTTCCACGGCAGCGAGGCGATCGTGTCGGCCAGCACCCGCACACACGCCAGCACGGTCATACAGGCCATCGCCCGGTGCACACCCAGGTAGTCGTCGATCACCCCGACCTGGGGTGGCGGGACGAACGACGAGCTCATCAAGTCGCGTTTCTCCATGCCGTTCTGGCGGCTGGTGAGGCGGGCGAGAATGCTCACGGGCGCAGTTTCCCCTAGCCGGTGAAGTTTTTGCTGGTCGCCACGCCGAGCAGCACCAGGCACAGACCGGCAATCATCAGGCCCAGCCACAGATGGATCAAAAAGCAGCCCACCGAGAACGCGGTCAGCCCCACGATCTCCAGCGCGGTGGAGATGGTTTCGCGCCGGTCCAGCGGTGCCTTGGGTGCCTCGATTGTGCCGACCTGCATCCGCACCCCGTTGTTGACTTTCAGCGTGAACGGCTCCGGCTCGTCGGGCGCCATGTCCTCGGGTGCGAGGTTCATTTCCTCGGCGTCGGTGACCGCGCGGGCGTAGTCGATCGCGCCCTGCTGGGTTTTGTCGCGGGCGTCCTGATAAAGCTTGCCGCCGCTGCCGAACGGGACCACGTTCGTGTCGTCGTCATGTGAATCGCTCATCGGTTTCCTTCCGCCACTTGTCGATCGTGTCGTCGTCGGGCCAGTCCCACACCGTCGGATCACCCACGATGGGAGGCGGGTTGTTCAGCAGCCACACCGCGCCGGCGCACGCCACCAGCGGGGCGGCGTCCACCGGGGAGTGGCGCCGGTCGAAAAACCAGGCGTCGCCGATCGTGCGGGCCACCGTGGAGGCGGCCGCGCGGTCCAACACCTGCGCCGGGCGGTGCGCGATGGTGCCGTCGACGATGCCGTCGTAGAACTCGCCCGCGCCGGCGGCCAGCTGCGCGACCGGGCCGCCCCAGTCGGTGATCGTGATCCCGGCCGCGCGTAGGTCGTCGGCCAAACCCGACGCCGGGGCGCCGGTCTTCTGAATGCAGATCCCCGCGAACTTATCCTTGCGCGCGGTGAGCCAGCCGGTGATCCAGTCGGTGCCCTTCCCGGGGGTTTTGACGACCTCGATGTGGATCTTGTCGTCGGCGCGCCGCGCGGCCACCGCGATATAGGCGCGGGTGCGGTGATAGTTCAGGTCGACACACGCGTACACCGGGGCGTCCTCGGCGCGGAATGATTGTTTGTCGATGGTGTCGTTCCACGCCTGCGCGGGAATGATTCCCGGTTTGAGCGCATCCACCCACTGGCAATTTGCGGTAGGAATCAGGTCACGTCCCGCGAGGAACAGGCTGTCTGGGCTGTCTACGGTGAGGCAGCGGGTCGGTCGGCTCGTTACAGGAGTGATAGCGCGAATGCTGATGGCGGTGCGCTCACCTGCCCGTGAGCGCGAATCGTGGATCAGCGCGGCCTTCCGCAGCAGCCGGAAGGGCTGCATGCCGCTGGCGGTGAAGCAGACCATGTACGCGGTGCCGTTATGCGACGGCACGAAGGTGGCGCGCTGCCCTAGGCTGCGGGCCAAATACAGCACCGATTCGGCCAGTTGTTTGTTGGTGTTGCAGAACCGCACCCGGTTGGCGGCGTCAATGCTGCCGTCGGTGTCGAGTAAACCTTGGAGCAGAGCCAGCCGTTGCTCCGTCCCGGCCGTCAGATAACGCTCGGGAACGTGTTTGTTGCGCCAGACGCCGATCTCTTTGGCGCGGTAGGTGAATCCGTCGTGAGACCAGGGTGGCGCGAGGTTCAGGCGGATGTACTGAGCAGTCCGGCCATTGGGGGTGATCGAGGTGGGGATGCCCAGCGCGGCGCGCATACCGTCCACATCTGCGTCCGCGCAGGTGATCTCAGGCTTACTCGCCGTTCCGTCGCCTAGCCATGCGCCGAGAACGTAGGGATCGAGCGGAAGTTCCACCGGCTTGCTGACGAGTTGGTGCTGGTCCGGCAGCCGGTAGGCATATCTGCCGCCAGTCCGATTGCGGGTCACACCTTTCTCTAGAAGCTGCTGTGTGGTCAGCGTCTCCCAGCCCCGGTTGCTGCGGCGGTCGTTCACCAGCCACCGATGGTCGGCGTCAGCGATTACCGTTCGACCGTCGGTGGTCGTCACCTCGAAACACGGCCTGTCATCGAACACGTCCGTGGCGCCCAGAATCTCGACCGGGTGGCCACCGGGATGGAACACCTGGTCGCCGGGTGCGGCTGTCCCTATCGTTTTCCACCCGGTCGTGGTGAGCACCGGTGTATCGACATCTAGGGCGAGGTACTCGGTGCGGAAGCCAGCCATGTCCTCGGCTTCCATGTTCTCGAAATGCGCCCGCAGATCATCGAGCGAAAAGTCGTTGAGCAGCCCCATCGCCGGGTTCGCCAAATACCAGTACCGGTCGTCGCGCGGGTCCACATCGTCGGGCACCGACCATTCGAAAAACCCGGTCTGGGTATCCAACGTGTCACCGACGGTGATCTTGCGGACCGCGGCCTCACGCAACCCGCGCAAAACCACACTGCGCAGATCCCCCGCATTCGAGGTGGCCAGCACCTGCGAACACGGGCGCACCGTGGTGGTCGGGGTGACCGCCCGCCACGCCTCGTTGCTGGTGTGCTCGCGGATCTCGTCGAGCCACGCGAAATCCACCGACAGCGACCGGCCACCCTTACGCGAGCTGGTGGCCGCGCGCCAGTTACGCCGATACGTCAGGATCGCGCGTTGCTTGCCGTTGGTGAGGTGGTGATGCAGCAGCTCACGGGCCAGCAGCGGATGATCACGGATGGTGTCGACCACCTCGGTCAAGGTGGCCTCGGCGTAGTCCAGGTTCTGGGCGGCGACCACCGCGAGTTTGGCGGCCGGCCACCTGGGGTGCGGGCGGCCCTGGCGGTCCATGAACAGCCGCCATATCCCCAGCCCCTTACCCCACGTGGTTTTCCCGTTTTGCCGGGCTACCAGAATGACCAGGAAGCGGAACCTGAATCCTGTTCCGTCCCTTCGTTTTTCCAGCGCCCGGTAGTACAGCCATTTCTGCCACGGCAAAAGGTGCCAGCCGAGGATGACCTCGAGGAAGTAGCAGCATTGCCAGCCCCAGCTGGCTTCGGGTTTGATGCCGAACTTGGCGTCGGGGTCGGCGTGCTCGGGCAGCGGCGGGGTGAACAACCGGGGAAGGGTTGACCCGACCCGCGGATCGACGTCGACGACAGCGCTCACTTGACGTGCCTGGCGTAGCGGTCGAAAGCCTGGTCGTCCTTGGCGGTCCAATGCAACGAGGCCAGCACCTCGCGGGCGGCCTGGGTTTCCCGCGCCTCGGTGACCGCGTCGGCGACCAGCTTCCTCACCGGAGCGGTCACCCACACCCACAGCGCGTCCAGCGCGTCGCACAGCAGCCTGCGCACGCGTCAATCGTCGCGCCAGGTTTTCCGTGGCCTAAGTCAAGGACATTCGCGGCGTGTCGCCTATATGATGGGCCGCTCCAAGGCGGTATAGACGGCGACGAAATCGAACCGCAGATAGGGTCCTTCGCTGCCGGCGCGCACGTAATGCGCGTATTTCGGGTCCAAGGTGCGACTGGCGGGGATGTTCATGGATTCGGTGGACTCGGGCACGTCATCGATGATCCGGCCGTCGACGGGTCCGCCGCGCAGGATCGCGTTCATTGATGTCTGCGTTTCTGCAAAGCGGCGACCAGGAAATACAGCAGCAGCAGCCCGGCGAGCACACCGACCGCGGCGCTAGCCATCGGAGGCCATTTCGACGCGGCGCTGCGCGCGGTAGCGGGCCAGCTCGTCGACGGGTTCGGCGTCGTCGAGCTCGGTGTCGCTCATCGGTGGGACCGGCCCGGCGGTGACGGTCTCCTCGGCGATGTCGTAGATCTTGGCCTGATCGGCCATCAGCCGGCGCGCCACCTCGATGGCCTTGAGGTCGCCCTCGGTGACGTGGACGAACGCTTCGCGGACCAGGATCTCCATGCGGGCCATGTAGATGGTCATCGCGTTTTCGTTGCGCAGAATGTGGTCCTTGGTGGCGCGTTCCAGTTCGGCGTTGACGATTTGGCTGACCCGCATCTTGGTGAGGTTGATCTGCGGGTTGTCGGCGATCTTCTGCTGGCTGTTGCCGGCGACGAACATGTCGAGGATCAGCTGGTCGCGGCGTTTACGCGCGGCGCCGCTCAGCCGCGGTGGCTGCGGTTTGCGTGCCATGTTGTCCTCACGGTTTGTATCGTCCCACCAGGGCGGGGTCACCCAGGTTGGGTGTGTCGCCGAGCGGGTCTTTCCCGGTGCGTTCCTTGATGATTTCACGCATCAGCCACGCGCGGCCGTACGCCGCCTTGTAGGGGCGGAACAGTTCCTCGTTGCGGGTGATGTCGCGGTCCCAGCCGGGGCTGTCGGCTTTGGCGCCGGTGTACTTCTCGGCGTCGGTGTTGTGTTCCCAGGCGTAGATATTGCCGCGCACCCGGCGCACCTCCGACAGGGTTTCCACGATGCAGGTAAACGCGGTATCTTCCCAACCCCAGCCCACGAATTCGGGCGGTTGACCGCCTAGGCGCCACCACTCGTCACAGGTAGCGACCAGGCAGCCGCCGACCCCGTTGGGGCCGTCACCGTCCCACGCCATGATGTAGGGCACGTCGGCCAACTCATTAAACGGGGTCTTAACACTGTCAGCAGGCAGAATCCGATAATTAGTAAAAGGCCAGCACACGCCGACGGGATCGCCGACCGCCTTGATGACATTGCGAATATCCGGCACGGTATCTGCGTCGGAGATTACTACGACATCGGTCTTGGCCTTTCGAACGCCGTTATTGCGCGCCTGACTGAGACTGAACACTTCGGTGTCGCTGTCGGCAGTGACGACCGGCCAGTTGACTAGTCGCCAGAACTCGCGCACACGCCTGTAGGCCGCGAGCCGTGACGGTGATGGCCGCCACGGAATAACGACTGTGGCCTCAGGCTGACTGGTCACGATCGACATCATTGTGGGTGAATAGTTCTAGGCGCTTGAGGCGCGCCACTTCAGCGGCTTCTTCAGGGGTATCGAAAGATCCCAGCCAATACGCTTGGCGCCGATGTATAACTCGAGCACCCCATTTCCCGTTCCAGACGCGGACGACACCGCGCATGCCACTAGTGCTGTTGCGGTAAGCGCCGGTTTGGTTCTGGTTGTTTTGAGATCGGCTAGCGGCCCGTAGGTGTCTCGGATTCACGCAGATTCGATTGCGGCATCTGTGATCGACCTCATCTGGCACCGAGCCGTATGCCAGGTAATAGGCGAAGCGGTGAGCGCGCCATAACTTGTCCGAATCCCTGAAAACGCCGTAGCCGCCTCTGGTGAGCGCGGCTCTCCAAATCCAGCAGCGACTGCCCAGTGCCGGCTGGAAGGGACCGTCCTTATCGACCTTCGCCCAGAAGCGTTTCATGTCGGTGCGATGACCTTGCCGCACTGCACGCAGGTGCGCGGGTGCTCGGACTGCGGCAAAAACTCGTGCGCGCAGGTGTCCACCTCGGGGTCCAGCCCGGCGTAGCCGGTGCACAGGCACGGCTTGGACGCGGTGTACTGGCATCTTTCGTCGGACCAGCCGGACAGGATTTTCACCCGGCAGGCCCGGTCACCGTCGAGGTTGTGCTGTTTGGCGGAGTGCCCGCAGCTCTGACATTGGGGGCTCACACCCGATATTGTCGGCGCGCCGGGGCCGGTTGTGAACCTAGACACGCGATGATGGGCGCATGGCCGCAAAGACAGAAGACTCCCCCGAACAGTTAGTCCACAAGCCGGTGACTCACCCGGCCCTGACCACTCCGTGCACGGTGACGCAGCTGCGTAACTGGCTCGAGCAGGGTGTGATCGCCGTCACCAGCGGGGACCACTGGGAGAGCACCATCACCACCACCGCCACGTCGATAAGCGTCTCCTGATGATGTTGCGGGCAGTGCCAGTCAAGGTCACCGCCCCTCCGCTCGTTTCAAGGTCGCGAGGTCGGCATGTGAGTCCACGGGTATGTCGTAGGCTCCGGCGCGCACTGGCCGGGTGGTGAAGATCGCCACCGCCTCGTAGCGGTGCACAACCGTCGATCCGAAGGTGGGGTCGATGTTCATGTCCTCACGGATCGGTGGAAGTCCCCGACCGGTGGTCAGCGCATACCCCTTGGCTTTGATGTCCTCGGGTGTGTGTTCCATCCATCTGCCTTGAAGCGCGCGGTCCAGCAGCGCGGCGCTGGGGAACACGTGAACGTCGTGCAAGACGCCGTCGCGGGGCAGCGGGGCGTGCATGATCGGCGAGATCAACAGGCCGCGTTGCACCCAGTACCAGCGCCACGCATGTCGGAGCATGGGTTCGGCGATAGGACGGTTGTCGGGTCGAGGCGAGAAAGTGCGCAGCCCCAGTTCGATGCGGTGCTTGTTGTCGTGCCCTCTGATCCATGCGTCCCTGGACTGTTCATCATCGAACGGTATCGCGCGCCACGGCTGGCAGTCCCGACAGCCAACGAGGTACTGGATGCGTGTGACCAGGGGTTTGCACGATCGGCAATAGAAAGGGCAGTTGACGGTGGGCACCACGTCGGTGCGGCCGCAGTAGAGGCAACGCGTCACGGAGCCATCCTGACACCGGCGGCTACCGATACCGTGCCCACACGGCGCCCAAGCACCGAATATGTCCTGGTTGTTAGCGGTAGCGGAGGGATTCAGACCCTCCGATGTCAGGATTCATCTGACAGGGGGTCCTCTTCGTGGACGTACTTCCAGCTGCCTTCGCCGGCGCTGGCGCGCCACACCGAGCGCACCGTCGGCACATCCAGAAGCATGTAGCCGGTCTTCATGAGCTGAAAGCACTCGAAGATGTCCGCGCCCCAGTGCACGCACTCGTGGTCCCCCTCCGGGTAGGGATGCTCGCGCAGCAGATCCACGCGCGCTGCGAACACCCCGCCCTGGATGTGATGACGGGGCAG